CAATGCTGTCTGAAGAAGATAAGTTAGAAGCGAACACAATGTTACTCCCACTGACACTATAAGCATCAACAGGTGCTTGTGTTACACCGTTAAGAGATACAATCAAAGACTCTGCGTTAGCTGGCGTAAATGCAGCACTGTTGTAAGTGAGTGCATACGTAGCTGTAGCAGACGCTGTGAGTGATCCTAATTTTTTAAAGTCCCCTGCAAGGGGTTGTTTGCCGATATAGGGCATTAGTCTTCTCCTTCTTGTTCTGCTGCTAAATCTTCTGCTGCTTTAATTTTAGCAGCGGTCCAAGAGGTAGAAACATTTGACCACCAACTTTCGGCTCCTATATTTGGATACCAAACTTGTTCGTTGTTATATTCAACTGCCGCCTCAACACCATCTGACGATTGAACAGCCCTAATATTTGAAGGCAACCAAGAGATGTTTACATCTTGATAGGCAAAGCCATCTTTATAAATAGTGCCTTCTGTGCTTTTTTCTCTAATAATTGTCCATTTTGTCATAATCCACCTATGTTTTAATAATGTAGTTAAGAACGATTGAAGGTTGAACATTAGCATGAGCAGTACCACTACCAATAGCAGTCGAAAGAATATTATTGACATTAGATGTAGTTTCTAGTCCATAGTTTGCACCAGAGCCACCGACATAATCATTTGTCGAGCCATCACGCTGTTGCGAGCCATGCCTATGTGAAGGTAATTGAGCTTGGCTTAATGTGTGTGTTTGACCACCACCAGCTGTACCTAGAGTTGAGCCATCAATTGTTGAGCCAGATGTCAGTCTATTAGCCGCAGAACCGCCCATATTATCTTTGCCACAAACTGTTCTTCCCCTAAGATCAGGAATATTAAACGTACTTGAACCATCTCCAGTACCGTAAGTTGTTCCAATAGCAGTAAATAAAGCAGAATATGTTGAGCGCGAAACAGCAGTTCCGTCACAAAGTAACCAGCCTGTTGGAGTAGAAGTTCCACCCCACGGGGATACTGTACCAGCAGAAGTGCTATCTGGAATAGCGCCAGAAGCTATAGAATTTGTTAATATTTTACTTAATGCCATTATAGCCTCCTATCCTATTTTATACATACTAAAACGATTATATCCTGATTCATTTAACGTTACAGCAGCATAAGTATTGTTGTAGCCAGCAAAGATTTGGTCTCCTACAGCTAAGTCTACAAGAACAGTTCCACCAACAGTGTAATAGTTATAGTCGTTCGCTCGTAAATCAGTCATTAACGTCTGCCAAGAAGTAGTGGCAGCGATATATCTTATTAAATATATCTGCATATAATTTGTTGTAGAACCGTGGTTTGCAAAGTAAGAAACTTGATAAACACCTGCTTGACCGGCTGGCACTAATCCCATACCGTTAGCGTGTAATAAATTGCCTTGATTTACGTCTGTAGTAGCCCAAGATAAAGCAAAACGAAAAGCTGTACCGTAAGAAGAAATCGTTGTAACACTAGTCATTCCTCTAACACCAAAACCTACAAGTGAAGGCACTACGTTTGTTAAAGCTGAACCATCAATTGCTGGCAATGCACCAGTTAATTTAGACGCTGCCATTGTATTAATCTTAGCGTCAGTAACAGAGCCATCAATTATTTTAGCGGTACTAACAGAACCATCAGGCGGTACTGTAGTTTGTACAGCTTTACCTTGATACACTACATAAAAGTCATCTGTGCTTGCTACGTTACCTGTCATAGTAAGAGCTGTTCCAGTTACATTATATGCTACTGCTGGCTCTTGTCTAACGTTGTTTACGAATACTTCAAGCTCATTAGCGTTAGCTACTGGTGTAGTGAGTGTATAGTTAGCGCCACCATTACCTGTAATAACTTGTTTAGCTAAAGAAGAAAAATTTGAACTTGATTGATTACCAATATAAGGCATTTATTCCCCCTTAACTAATTGCTGCAACGAGAGATACTACTGCATCAACTGAACTAGCTGTGTCTGATTGAATATAAAGTCTGTCGCCACTTTGTACTACTACTTTAGCACCACCATCCATTAGTTGTAATGACGATCCTGCTGGAATTGGTGCATCTTTTACAAGATAATAATTAGCACCACCATTTGCTATATACACTGAAACACTAATTTGTTGTGCTACAATATTAGCAAGATTAATACCTATAATATTATCGTTAGTTGAAAAATTACTTCCATCGGGCATATCAGCTGCTGAAGTTCCAATAGCCCTTTCTATATATCTTTTAAAGTCTTGTGCCATAAGAATCTCCTATAATGCTACTGACATTGCAATTGCAAAACCTTTTGTTGCAAAACCACTTGTATCTGTTGCAGCTATTGCTACCCATGTTCCTAAAGGTGCGCCAGTGCCGGAAGGTGCTACACTACAATATTTAACAGCGCTAACTGTTGTGTTATAATACAAGTCACCTACTGCTACTGTTTTACCTGCTGCTTCATGTGCATTTTCGGCTGCTGCATCATCCGCATAACTACCATAATATCTTTCATCAAAAGTAGCTACTGAGCTAGCTGCTTGGTCTGCCCAATAAGCTGCTGAGTATTTAGCTGTTCCACCTGAACCTGTAACAGGAGTAGACATAACAAAGTTACCACCACCCAAAGCCCATTGTTTTGATGAACCAGATGTGTTACCTGCCTGTATACCTACTGCATATTCTTTAGCTGAATACTCTGTGTTATCAGCAGTTGTTGTTGTCTCAGTTGCCCAATCTCTAGCGTTACCTGCACCTGAAGCTTGATCTACACCTGTACCACCTACAGCCCATGCTTTAGATGAGTAATCTGAAGTACTTGGTACTACACCATCTACTTTTACTGCATAATTTTCTGACTTAGTAGCTTGTGTTGTAGCAGTAGTGGCTGAAGTTGATGCATTGCTCGCTTGAGTTGTAGCCGTAGTTGCACTTCCAGCTGCTGCTGTTGCACTACTACCTGCATTTGTTGCAGAAGTGTTTGCTGCTGTAGCACTAGTTCCTGCATTTGTTTCGCTAGTACCCGCATTTGTTTCTGAAGTAGCTGCTGCAGTTTCACTTGCAGCTGCTGCGGTTGCACTTCCTGCCGCAGCTGTTGCACTATTACCCGCTGCTGTTGAACTATTAGCCGCTGCTGTAGCAGAAGTTGTAGCATTATTTGCCTGTGCTGTTGCTGAAGTTGCGCTAGATGCTGCTGAAGTTTGTGATGCTGCTGCAGCTGACTGTGAAGTTGCTGCATTTGTTGCGCTTGTAGCTGCTTCTGCTGCTTTAGTTGTTGCTGTAGCGGCATCTGCTGCCACACTACTAGCTGAACCTGCAGCTGCTGTTGCACTTCCTGCTGCAGCTGTTGCGCTAGTTGCTGCATTAGTAGCCGAAGTACCTGCACCAGTAGCACTTGTAGCCGCACCCGTAGCACTTGTAGCGGCATTTGTTTCTGATACTTTAGCTGCTGCTGCCGCCGCTTCAGCGGATGCTACATCTGCGCCTATAATATCAGGAATACCGTCTACTAATGTATCTGTAAACAAACCACCGCTGGCTGCGTTATCTGTTGCGCCCGTAAATTGTCCGGGTCTTGCTGGTGTTGCCATTAAATTAACCCTCGCCCGTTAAAGTTTACTTGCAGATTACCGCCAGAGGCATTTCGTTTAGCGTCTTCTTCATTAAGTTCTGCAATTTCTGATTTGAATACTTGTAAATATTTTTGTGCTTGATCATCTTCTTGTACATAAGCAAACAATTCCGCTAATGCACCCATAAGTAATACTCTTTCATTTTGATCTCTAAGCCAGTTAGGTGTAGCAATGCCTATATAATAAGCATTTGTTACTGTACCACCTCCACTTGCTGCTTGAGCGTCTGCACTTGTTGCGTATGCCGTTGTCCCTGTATTACTATTAAAGAATAATTGTTTAGAATTAGTAACTCCAGCGCCTGCACCTGTTGTAGTAAGAAAACCAGCATTATAATTAAGAACTGTAACTGAGTATACTGCATTAAGTGCTGGTAAACGTCTGTAGTAATACAACTCTATTTTATCAGCTGTATTACCAGTGTTACCATTTCCAAATCCTGGTACTAGAAATAAAACATTTTGTTGTCTAGCCCAATAGTTATAACCTGTATACTTTTCTGCGTTAACATCGTTAAATGTTCTAATATCTACCTTTTCGTTAAACACTCGAGTAGTGAGTCCTGCAGAGTCTACTTCTCTAATTTGAATAAACTCAACAATATCGTAAGGTAATTGTAATTCTGTTATGCTTAATGCGTTTGAAGTAGCATTAACAGTTGCTGCTTGTAATAACGTTTTTTCATAAGTTGCAACATTTTCAAGCGGAGGAACACGTAATGTCCGATATGCTTTATCTGCTGCATACTTTAAACAATCTTGTATGATTGCATCGCTTACTACTTCTTCGTCTCGGTTAGCCCAAGTACGAACTTTAGCAACAAGCTCTGTGTAAGTCAATGCCATATCAGGCCTCCTAATTAAGTATTGACTACCAAATCACGATATTCAGACATAAGAATTGTTTTAAGCTTTTTAAGATTGTTTGGATCCTGCATAAACGAAGGATCATGTAGATCTAAATGATGATCTTGCAAAATCTTAATAGCTACAATATCAGGAATAGTAGCCATCTTACGATAACCGCCTTTGCTACGACCATAATAAGATTCTTTATCACGTTCTAGTTTAGCATTTTCTTTATATTGTGTAACATCTTGTGTTGCTTGCCAATCTCCTGATTGAAGATCAAAGCCAGCATGAATATCTTTATCGGCTTCTACAGTACTACTGCGGAATTTAAAATCTGTTTCTTTACTCATATCGTCCTCTTACTTAATTAGCTAAAATCATTAGTGTAGGCTACAAACCTACCTGATTTTCCAACATAGCCTAGTCTAGCATTTCTAGTACTGTCATTTGCAGTAGGCGTTGCGCCATGTCCTACATTTGTGTGTGGCTCCCAGTGTGATAATTTATAACCACCGGCAGCATCGTCTGCTGTACGCCAGATACAGCGATCTGCAGGGTAAGTATTCCCGTTAGCAAGTTTAATAACTAGCATTTTACTGTACTCCTATTTTCCTAATCCCATTGTTTTTAAAAATTCACCAAATGACTCGTAAGATCTTGGTTCTTTAGCCTTAGCTTCTGCCATTTGTCTAGCTTGACCTCGTTGCATATTTGCAGCATCAGTTGCTGTTGGTATTGCCTTTGCACGATCTCGCATTACTCCAGAAGAAGGTGTTACCGTAGCTCCTTGACTACGCATTGCGTTCATATCAGGCGTTTGTTTTGTCATCATTAATGGGTTTCCATAAGTATTAAGCATACCCGGATTATTAAAGCTTCTTTGACTTTGATAATCATTTTGACCTTGAGTTCGACCTGTTACTGGTTTTTTTTCTATTATTGGTTTTGACATTGGCAACGGCATTGGTTTGTTTGCTGCCAACGGTGCTTGATTAGCTGCACGCTCAACCATTTTTTGTACTTGAGCAGCTTTTATTTGTTTTTCAGCTACGCTACCTTCTGGTTTAAGTGACTGACGTCTTGCTAGCATTGCTTGTCTATTAGCAAGATCTCTTTTTTCATCTTCGGTCATCCTTTACTACCGTATTTCTTTTTCTTTTTATCAGCAAGCATTTTTTGCTTTTCTTTTTCAAATTTAGACATATTCATACTGCTACCAGTGTTTGTATTTGGCTTAGTAGGAGTAGTTTTACTACCGCCTTGTTTTACTTGAGATTGCATACCACGAGTAACTGCTTCTTGTTTATTAGTATCTTTATTCTTAACGTCCATCATATTCATTTGTGTACGTGTCATTCCAGCAAAAGGATTTTTACTAGCAGAACCAGCCATTTTTCCTGTGTCTGGAATATTAATAGTTTGACCTACACGAATACTATTAGCATTTTTAATCTTAGGATTAGCTCCAAGCAATGCTTTAAGCGTTATGCCTTTATCTTTAGCAATTTGTGATAGTGTATCACCTGATTTGATTTTCATATTTATCTCCCTGTAAATACAGTACCACCACTAGAATAATACTTTGATGCTTTTACTTTAGTGCCACCGTAAGCTTTAAGACTAGTGGTTTTTTCAGTATTCATTGGATGATTAGGTCTAGCATTTTTAGGTGGTTTAGATTTAGGCAATGGACCTTTATATTTGTTAGTCATCAGTCTCTCCTATAATAAAAAAGGGGAAAGCCCTTAAGCCTTCCCCTTAAATAAACCTACTCTAGGCCGTAGATAGCGCCACAACCAAGTGGGTTACGTACTTCAAGAGTGCATTCTTCAACCATCATACCTTTGGTTGAGTCACCTTGCTGACCTACGTCTACTTCTGCAAGAGGACGCAGATAAGCAGTAGCGAACCACATTGGATCATATACCAATGCAGCAAAGTTAGCTAGGTTAGTTACACCTGCTCCACTGTGAGCAACGTTGTTGTCGCCTGTGAAGAAGAAGTTGTTAGTAAGACCCATGATGTAGTTAGGTACTACCATCAAGTCACCAAAGTCTGACATGTATACGTCTACTGACTGGCGAAGTTTTCCACCTGCGTCAATGTTACGTACAACACCTGTGTCGCCAACCATAAGGTCAGAGAAATCACGGCGTAGTTTTGGTGAGAGCATAATCTTAGATGCCTTACCGCCTTGCTCATAAATCTTCTGCATAACAGAATCAATATTAGTCAAAGCAAGTGGATCACGATCAGGTGCGGTTGTTGAACCGTTAATGCTTGAACGTGGAATAGCTGTACCTTGTGCGTCTACACCCGGAGATGTTGTTCCTGCAGATGGAGCTTCAAACTCACCTACATAGTCACAAGTTGTTGCTGAGTTAATGAACGACTGGTATCCACCAGCTGCACGTGAGTTAGCATTCTGTACTGCTACTGCGCCTGATACGTTCATTGAATGAATCATATCAAATTCAACATCACGGCGTAGTTCTGTACCACGCTTTTTCAACTGATAAGCGTACTCATCAGCTACACCAGCTTGATCTACTGCACGGCGTGTGCCAGATACAGCAATTGTC